AGGCAGAATGCCGCTTTTAACTTAATTGAGGAGACAATAGGTAATGTTAACACTAATCCAATTAGTTTATTACAAGGTGATAGCTTTATAGTACCAAATTATAGTATAACCGTAGCTAAAGGTACTGGTGGTGCTATATTGGACTTTGCAGAAAGGATATTAGGTTTCCAAACACCAGTAAGCCTTTTATCTACAACATCCTCAATATTTTCTTCTGAAAACCCAGTTGGTAACATTGAGAGGGGTAACAGTATGATTGAGAATACTGGAAAGGGTCAAGTTGAGGCATTATTTTTCAATTTACGTCAGAATTTACTAAGTTCTAACGATATGAAAGGTGGTTACGCACCAGGTTTTGTTGACCCAAGAAACCCAAACGGTGGTATAAATGGTAATATATATGCATTTTTTATTGGTGATTCAGTTATAGACATTGAAAACGGCCCAGAAAATAATCCTATATCACAAAGTAGTTATAAGCTTGGTGGTATGGTTAAAGATTCTGGATTCCAAACATTAGCTGATAAAAGTTATGCTGTTGATAATCGAGAGGGTGGTACTGAAACAATACCATTTACTTGGGGTGCATTTTCAGATAATGGAAACTCAGATGTAAATGATGTACTTGGCGTTGTACAAGGTTCTTCATCAGTAAAGTTTGATAAGAAGTCGATATTAGGTAAAACTCAACAATTATTCAATACTGGTGATAAAATGAAAACAATGATTAACAAAACATTTATCCAACAAGATAAAAGTGAAGTTAATTCAGCTGTTGTTGATAATAATGGCGTTCCTTACACATCTAGAGGTAGTAATAAAATTAAATTCAATGGTATTAATGCCGAAACTGACCCTGAAAAAATGTTTTTTAGGAATTTCAATTCGTCAAGACGATATGATAGAGTAAATAGATTACAAAAACATAGCGGTATATTAAATAATGCTGGTACGAATCAAAGACGAAATGATGAACAGTCCGTATTAGATGATAATGGTTTCGTTAAAATAGGTCCAGATAATGGTGATAAATACTCATACGTTATGGGGGATAAACCAGTTAAAAAATACATGTTTTCGATAGAAAACTTAGCATGGGATGGTTATTCACAAAATTTAATTCCAGAAGAGATTGGTAATGGTGACCCGATTAGTGGTAAAAGAGGTAGAATAATGTGGTTTCCACCTTATGAAATGGCTTTTACCGATAACACGTCTGTCAACTGGGAAAAAACCGATTTTATTGGTAGAGGTGAGCCAATATACACATACAACAACACAACAAGAAATGGTACATTACAGTTTAAAATAATTATTGACCACCCTTCATATCTTAATAGTTTAAAAGGTGAAAGTGATGAATTAATAAGTTCATTTTTTGCTGGGGGTTTTGAGGTTGACGATAGAGTAAGGTCTAGGTTATCAGCAAATGAAGTTCAAGCTGTTGAGATAGCGATGAATCAAAATATAAAGGACGAAAATAATACACCACAAACAGAACCTGAAAGTTTTGAATTTTATTTTCCATACGGTGATAGTGTTTTGAGTAGCATAACATCTAATGGTTATGAAGATGGTTTAACTGGTACTACCGATATTGATTATAACGAAAACCCACAAGGTCTTAATGCTGGGTTAGGTGATTATGAAGATGATGATGGTACTATACGTATTGATAATACTAACTATGGTTTAAATAAAGGTAAAGCTGAGGCGTCATTTGCCACTAGATTATCAGACGCTATGTATCAATGCTCAGCTTGTAAAGTAATAATAACCTATTACGGTGCTGCTGGTGAATCTGATTTTACTAGAACAACTAGAGGTAGTACAGTTCAGAGATGGTTCAAAAATGATATTATAACATATGACGGTAACGATATCGGTTACGATAGTAAGGGTAATGAGGTCAGTTTTCCAAGATATGAAGTTAAAGACGGTGGTGCTATACCCGTACAATTAGTAGATACGTCAGGGTTCCCATTACCAACCGCAATGAGAAATATTAAAGAAGCTACAAAGGTTAGTGTTGAATTTAAATGGGATGCAAAAATAGCCGAATTAATGAACCCTAATAAGGTTGAACCAGAGCTAGAGGAGATAGAATTTAACTTAGAGAGAGGTGTTAAAACTAGATGGTATCAAGAAGCCATGTATTTTAAGAAATTAGAGCAAGAAGATAAATTTATTTATAATTCTATAAGTGAAAAAATTGGTCATTTTCACCCAGCATTCCATTCAATAACACCTGAAGGTTTTAATAGTCGACTTACATTCTTACAACAATGTACAAGACAAGGACCGACAAACTTTTTTACTGATGAGCAAGGTAATAATATTACAAACCTAAATAACGTCAGTAACGCTAAAAAGAATTGTAGACCTGACAATTTAGCTTTTGGTAAACCACCAGTGTGTATTTTAAGGGTTGGTGATTTCTATCACACTAAAATTATTATTGATTCATTGAATTATAGTTTCGACCCATTAGTTTGGGATTTGAATCCAGAAGGGGTTGGTGTGCAACCAATGATATGTACTGTAGATATTAATTTTGCATTTATAGGTGGTTCAAGCCTTAGTGGTCCAATTAATAGGTTACAAAATGCCGTTTCGTACAACTTCTTTGCTAACACAGAGGTGTATAGCCCACAATCTGATACGGTAGACAAATCCGAGTTAGTAAGAGGTGAGTACCCAACAACCACAATCAAAGATAAGACGCAACCGTCAGATGGCGGTTTTGTCGGCCCACCACCACCAGATACTAACCAAACAAGTCAAGCTGATACTGCAAGTGGTCCAGACAACCCACCAGTAACTACCTCAACAGAGCAATCTGATATTGAAAGGGTTACTATTGGTAGTGCTTTTTGGGACGGTAATACTTTAAACTTTTCAATAACTAGAGTTGAGGATACCACGGATAATGATGCGCTATCAAAAGACTACCAGATTTCAGTAAGGGTTGACGATAGCGATATTGTGACTATACCTAGTGCCATATCAACTATAATATATATTGAACAGGGTTTAAGTGCTGTTAATTTAGTTGAAAACTATGCGCTAGGTATAACATCGGTTGAAAGGGCCTTAATTAATTCCACTGGTGGTAACCAAACAGAGTTTGTTGGGGGTGTTGGTAATACACCAGATTCTGTTATAACATCTCTAAGAAAACTAACAGTTACTTTAGATGGTATTTCCACACCATTAACCTCAAATATAACAATCTAATAATTTTAAAATTAATGGCTTATTTTGATAGATACGAGAAGTTCAAAATTAATGGTACTGTTAAACCAATACCAGGTATAAAACTACCAATCGAAGGTACAGATAAACAGGTTTTATATAAAGCTGGTGAGACAAGACTTGACAAATTGAGTCAAACGTATTATGATAATGGTTATCATGGGTTTTTAATCATGGCAGCAAACCCGCAATACGGTGGTATGGAATTTGACATTAAAGACAGGGACATTATCAGAGTTCCATTTCCACTTAACAGTGCTATTGAGCGATACATTGCAGCATATAATACTTATATAAACCTTTACGGTTAAATTAAAAATGTACATTAATGGCTAATAACTCTCGAATTTTATATGTTGACCCTAATAACTTAGATGATGACCCAATAACTAACGTACCAATTAATAATGAGGATTTATCTATATTTGTTGAATTAACCACTAGTAAAAAGTCGAGAAGTGTTATCAAGGACGGTACGCAGTTTAATGAAGGTGGTGTTGACACCAAAATAAATTTTATATCGGGTAGTCAATCTGGCCCTAATGAATGCGATAGGTCGCTAACAACTAGCTACACCGACATAAATACCTCGTTTCAAAAGTCTGATGACCTCGAAGGTTTTGGTATCACGGCTATAGATATATCATTTGATACCGCATACACGCCATTAGTTAAAATAAAATTTATTGACGTTAGGGGTGGTATGATGTCTCAAGGTAATGACTCAAAGTATGGGGTATTCTTTGAGTTACCATATCCTATCTTTTCGTTAACTATTAAGGGTTATTACGGACCAGCCGTTAATTATTGTTTACATCTGGTAAAGTGGAACGCCAACTTTAATTCACAAACTGGTAACTTTGAAATTGACGCTGAATTTATTGGGTACACTTACGCTATGTTAACTGATTTATTAATTGGTTATATGAGAGCTATACCATTAACTAGTATTGGTGGTGATGTATTCAAAGAAGTTAAAGGTGAATACGACAAGAAAACGGGTGATATATCAAATGGTAATGCATTAGTTACAGTTAACGATATGCTCACAACCATAGATACCTTAATAGCTCAATTACCAACGATTAAAAACGATAGTGATAGTTTTAATAAAATCAAAGATATTGATAAAGATATTAAAATATTAAAACAGATAAAGGGTAAACATGGTGAATTTATTAGATTATTAAAACAAGCTGGGGCTGGGGATAATAAACTTCAAGGTGACGACACCTATAGTGTTATTTTATCAAAAGAAGGTGTTGATAATTTAATTAAAGACCGAAATAACGATATTAAGGCGTTAATTTCTGATTTAAACGATGACGGCTCAATAAATGATTATTATGATAAAATAATAATAACTGATAAATTAGAGTACGATAAGGTTAAAGACTTAAATGAAGATAGTAAAAAGTACCTTTATAGCGCGTCAACATCCAACAGTACAGAATATGTCGAAAATGAACCTAGAGTAACTGAAATTTTAAAAAAAATAAGCACTCCAAAAGACCCAGACAAATACAAAAACGGTTTTTTAGTTTATGATTACATAAGGTTTATTAATAGTGTTAACGACCATTTAAGTACTATGGATGTTAGTAGAAAAGAGAAATTACAAGAGTTCTCTAACGATGTTAGAGAGTTGTCAAAGACAAAATATAACTTTGACCCGACTATAAAAAACATTTTTAGAATATTAACAGGTGGCGCTGAGACCTATCTTAGGTCTATTAATACTGTATCTACCCAAGCCGAAAATAGCCCAGACCGAACGTCCGAATTATCTAAACTAATATCAAGCAGAGCGTTGAACGTGAAACCTTCTTCTGTTATANATGGCTTCCCAGAATACAATGAAGATGGGGTGGAAAAGTGGCTTGGTTCGGCTGTGGATGAGAATAAAGTTATCGAGGTAAAGTTTGTTAATCAATTACTTGAAGGTTTAATAGAGAGTCAAAGGCAATCTAACGAACTAAAACAGAATCTTAATAGTAATTCGGATTGGTATTGTGTAGGACCTGTTGACACACCTGTTGCTAACGAAGCTACAAAATTAGTACAGAATCCGTATAGGAATTTAATTGGTCCAAGTGAACATCCACATTCAGTAATGAGACTTTTAATGTATCGAATGTATACTTATCTAGGTTTTGGTACATCTTTGGTAACTGATGATACTATAAAGTATATGGCTAAGTTTGAGGCTAATAATATGTTTTATGGTGTAATAAAAAAGGACAGTAGAGATTCAATATACACCAATTTTGACACAAAGGATAAAATACTTACACACTTCCAAGAAGGGTCAGGTGAAATACCTAATTGGACTGGAAAACCAAAAGATAGTGGTTTTAAAAAGGTACCATATGTTGTTGAACACGCTGGTGGTTTATGGAAATACGATTATATAAGTAAACCACCTACTGTAGCAAATAATCAAAATTATGGTGCTAGACAATATATACCTATTAATAATAATTATGATGGTAAAATATTTAGAACCAACAATGGTATTAGTAGACTTAAGAGTGCTGATGAATTAAAATCTAGCGTTTTATTAGATGGTAAACTATTATATATTAGTAATTTTATAAATGGTAATACCCCAGTATACTCTGGGGGTACAAGTGACGCTTCTTTAGAGAAATTAGATGATGGAGCTAGATATCTTGAGATAATTAAATTAGCAGACTATACCTCTTATAAATTTAGCCTACCTAATGAAAATACTCAGACCGTTAAGGATAGTTATAGAGAGTCAATACCAGAAGATAAGCCAATTGAGCAAAAAGTTATCGCTGGTAGAAATAAGGAATTAGATAAAATAGACCCACTTAAAACAAAATTTTATGTACCTTATTTTGATAAATACGTTAAAGCTGGTGGTGTTAATGATGATGAGAATATAAAAGATGTTGAAGGTACTAATGATATCTCCCAAGTATTCTATTCAAAGACCGAAAAGGGTACTCGTTTATCACTACTTGATATTGAGAATGGTAAACTATCTAATTTTGGTCAAAATATGAGGTTATATTCACAATCACTTAAAGGTGATGATGTTATTATAACAAAGCCAGAATTTAATCTTTCAACAAAAGTAGCGTGGCCAGCGGCTGGTCCTAATAAAACTATATACGAGAAAACATCAAATGCTGGTGATTTTGATATCAATACACTATCACTGTTTTCATCACCATTTTACTACGCACAAAATGCTACAGTATCTAACACAATTCTATGTCAAGGTTACCTATTTCTTAACACGTTACCGTTAAGGGGTATTGTTGGTGATTATGATAATGCTAGTGTATTTGATACGTTATTTGATAGTAGTGTTCAGTATAACAGAAACAATGATGAGCACCGAAGTAGTGCAACACTACAAGGGTTATTCGCCAAAACGTCCGCATTTATAAAAACACCATCATTATGGATAGCTTGGGTTGGGTCAATACTATGGAGATACGAATACTACGTTAATAAAAATGAAGACCCTATTGTTACAAGGGGATTTTTAAGTGGGTCAACAGTTAGTCCACTGTTAGATGTGGATACATACCCGACACCGTTTGAACTATGGAACAATACAGAAGAGGGGTGGTTCACTTCTGAAACAGGTAAACCACCAATGTATCTAGCCAATACAGACGAAAAAACAATCTATAAAAAAGTTGACAGGACGCTATTAGGTCTTCCTGAGAGTGTTAAAACTGAATTCATATCATTTTTTATTGGTTGGTGTGAGAAAAATTTTGAAGAGCTTAAATCAAAAGCCCAAATATTTAATGATGATATTGTACCAGAGACAAATGATGGTGTAGCAGTATTCGATACTTGGCAATCAAACTGGAACTTGGTTAAATTACTCACACCAAGACGGAATAATGTGCCGAATCACTATCTACTATCCTCTAATTTTTCTGGTTTCACAACAAGTAATGGTCAATTAGTTGGTTACAACGGTACCACTGAAATAAATACAGGTATATCGATTAATCCGTCATGTGAGGGTAATATAATTAATTTATACCCAGTACTTTTTTCTCACACACAACCACAACTGTGTTGGTATGTTTATAATCAAGCTGTTACTGATACCCTACTTAGAACCTATAAACGTTTAATAAATGACGTATCAGTAATTGCCAACAATACCCCAAACATATGGAGAAGACGAGATATAAAATATAAACGGGAACCGTTTACTATATATGATAATAAAATGAGTCTATTCCTAGAGTCATTTACCGAGGAATATAAAAGATTATATGACGAGTCTGCTGATAAATCAAAAGATAGTGGCGGTATTAAAAACGGGTTATTCAACACCCAAAACAATGAATTCATTAAACTTAATATATATCGACATTTAAGTACCATAAGAAATAAATGGTTGGGTGAGGTTGACTCTAATAGTAGTATGTTCTATCCTTGTGGATACGATGAAGATAGTACGCTATTTAGTAGATTTAAATTCTTAGATAAGGCTTTTAATGATATTGGTGATGATTTTATATTAAACCCTAAGGTAATTTCTGGTTTAATAAATAAAACTTCAAATCAGAGTTTTTACGATTTAATTAGTAACATACTAGCAAACAATAATTTTAATTTCATAGCATTACCAACGTTTGTTGATTTTACAACTGAGGGTGGTCTAAAAAATATTTTTAAACCTAAATCTTACGTGGATATGGTTACTAATGATAATAATACTACAATTGGTCCATCATTTATTTGTACATATGTTGGTCAAACTTCTGAACATTTAGATGTTAATGATTCTGATTTTCCAGATGACGCTATATCTTTAAATCCTAACTGCGCTACCTTTACAGATAACAAACTATATAGTAAATCGTCTGTTAATAATATACCTGTATTTGAAGTTAATTATGGTCAACAGAACCAGAGTTATTTCAAAGATATTAATTTAGACCAAAGGGAATTCGTTGAAACAGCGGAATCGTTGATTATAATTGATGAATTGAGTCGAACTGGTAAAGATAATAAAGCACCGTTCCAATCCCAAAACCTATTTAACGTATATCAAACTAGGAGTTATAGTGCTGAGATTGAAGCTATGGGTATGCCTCTGATACAACCAATGATGTATTTCCAGTTGAATAATATACCAATGTTCAGAGGTGCATATCTAATACTATCAACTTCGCATAATATAAAACCTAACCATATGACCACTAAATTTAAGGGTGTTAGGATTAAAGATGTTAATACACCATTGAATAAAGAGGTATTAGCGCTTAAAGACTTATCTTTAACTGAAACTGGTGACGCTGATTCATTGAGATACAATGTCGATACTAATAGTGGAAATAAGAGTAATGTTGCTGGCAACTCAAATATGTATCTTGGTGACTACGAAAGTATATACTGGTATAATTACAAAGGGACTATAAAAAAATATGCCTTTGCTAATTCGGAGTTTGATAAACCATCAAACACTAAAAAGAACGGGGTCTTTATGACCTATAACGAAATATTTGATGAGGTGGGTAAGCTTACAGGTACCGACCCGATAATACTAAAAGTATTCTCAGTTATCGAAAGTCGAGTGGGTCAAGATAAGGGTAAAGCACCTGGTATGAATGGTTTAGGATACGTTGGGGTATTTCAATTTGGTGTTCTAGCATCAAAAGATGTTTATAGTAAATTAAATGATTACATCTTTAATAAGATGCCAGACCTATCGAGTTATGAGTTTTCTGCGTCAGTCGATACAACAAATAAAACTGTTTTAATACCTAATGAACAGTCAACAAATGCTACGATAAACAACGTAACCAAAAACTCATTTTTTGATGATTATATAAACTCTATTGCCGCTATTTTATTAGCCCAAAGGAATATAGGTACTGTTTTAGGTACAGACCCAGAGACAATTAGAGATATATATTTTGCACACCAACAAGGGCGCGGCGGCGCTAAAACTATACTTAATAATGTACTAACTGATATTAATGACGGGTCGAAAACGTCAGGTAATATGCTAGGAAATAAACCATCAATTAAACCCGATGATATTATTTTAACTAATTATGGTTCATGGATTGCTGGTTGGAGTGGTGTTGTCGACAAAATCTATGAGGAAATTACTGGTACATATACACCGTCATTAATTGATTCGCCACACCCTAATGCTGATAATTTAAGGAAAATAATCGCATCCCTAGGTTATAATGAAAAAGGTGGTGAATTAAGCAGTGGTGGTGATATATCCGCTGACATGGAAAAGTACGCCTCAGCTATACTTACTAAGATACACCAACTATACCCAGATTACGGTATTGAAGTTACTGCTGGTAACGATAAATTTCATCAGAAACCAGCCAGTGCTAGTAGACATAAAAATGGTGACGCTATTGATTTTGTCATTAAAGGTCCAAACAACGCTAGAATAAGAAAACCGAATGACTGGAAATCCGCAAAAACTAACCCACCAGCTACATATTCAACCTCAGATGGTGTGATTATTAATAATATTATTAAAGTAATTCAAGGTTACGTTGTTACTAATTTAAGTAATTTATCCTATTTAGATGAATATAGAGAACCATCTAAACATGCTTCTGGTCCACATATTCATTTATCTTATCGAGATGGTGGTGGAACTGAAGGTGCAAAATTTATTGCTCAGTCAGAGGCACAGCTTAATGCTGGTAACGTTATCAAATATTATGTTTGATAATTAAAACTAATTTTGTATATTTGCAATATGACACTAGGTTATATAATATCTGACGAAACAATTAAACCCGAAAAAAACTTCGAGGTTATAAAATATTCTGATTATGATGAATCGGTACATTCACCTGCACTATTTATTGGTTTTGATAAAATAAAAACACTATTCGGGGATTCAATCAGTGTTCTAGACCGAAAGATTGGTAATGATAATTATTGGACATTCACTTTGGATGAGCATAGGAGTTATCATGACTTAGATTCTTATGAGTTTATGAAACATTGTTACAATCTAATAATCAAGGATGTTGATTATTATTTTATCGACCCACTACTAATGTCAGGGGACAAACATCAGAAAATGTTCGATAGAATAAATGATAAAAGTGAGAATATTATCACCTACCACAAGGATAATATGGTCTATATCTATGCTAATAAATTCATATTGGGTGTTAACACCGATTTTTATGATTTTATTGGTGATGATTATAAAAATATTTTAGATAAAATAAAAGCCATGTCAACCGTGTTTCTTAGTGGTGACGATATAATTATAGAATATGAGGATTTTATGTGTATGTATGAACACGATTACAAATATATACCATATCTGTATTCTATAATTAATGATGGGTGAAAAACAAATAATCATAGCCACATTTGTTGAGCAAAGCAAGCTACAATGGTTTTATGGTTTTATGGAGGGTAGGTTTAATATTAAGGAAAAACATATATTCAGGTATGTTAATGTTGACAATCCAGACCAAGACATATTAACATTTAGGTATCTGGTTTCTGAAGATACAAAGGTCAATCTAAGTAGAGAATTCACAAATTCACTTACAATACACAAGAAAGGTGATTGTCTTTACACAATAAACGGACTTAATAGACTTATTGAAGCGCTAAATCCAAACGCGATGGGTAATATAGATTACGCGTCATTTAAAATAGATTGGTCAGAGTATCAGAATAAATTTATAACAGCATTTGAAAATGAGTTAATTATTAATGATATAAAAAGAATTTTTTAGTCATTTTATGATATTTACTACTATAACATTAACATAAACTATACTGTTATGAGCAATAAAAAAGAAAAATTATTTGATGAGCTTGACGAGTTTTTAGCTCAGAATGAAAATAAAGATGGTACAACTATAGAGTGTACTGATGATGTGTGCGTAATCAAAAATGACAAAAGCCTTATTGAGGTCATGAATAAAAAAGTTATGACACAGGACGGAAGACAATTACTTACTTGATATGGAAAAAGAAAATATAAATAAGCTTATTAACGAAGAGTCAAAACGACTTATGCAAATATCAGAATATGCGTTTTACACAGTAAACGAAGCTGAAGAAGATGAGCTTGAAGCGGAACTTGATGACTTAGAAGCAGAATTACCACAAGCAGATGACTCTGAACCAGAAGCTCAAGAAGAACCAATGGATGATATTGATGACGAAGGTGGTTTTGGTGATGAACCAATGGACGAACCAGCTGAAGAAATGGTTGATGGTGAAGTTGAGTTAGACGTTACTGATTTGGTAAACACCTCAAACGAACTTAAAGCTTCCTCAGAAGAAAATAGTAATAAGATGTCTGAATTAATTGACAAGTTTAACGATTTAACTAGTCAGGTTAGTTCAATGGGTCAGATGGTTAAGAAAATAGATTCATTGGATAATGAATTAACTAAAGTTAGTGCTGAAATTGAAAAACGTAACCCAACACCTACCGAAAAGATTGAGATGCGTTCATTAGACTCTTTCCCATATAACATTAAACTAAGTGACTTTTGGTCAGATAACTCTGATAAATTCACAACTGTTGATAGTGCAGAAAGTAATATGGGTGGTGAAGAAGAAGAGGAAAAAGAATACGTATTAACAAAAGCAGACGCTTCTGATTTTTCAAACTCCGATATAAAGGATAGTTTCGGTGATTTTGAAGAGGAAGACATCGAATAAACATTTTTTTTTTACATAATAGTTGACACCAGTGCAAATTTGTTATATATTTGCATTGTGTGTTATACGAATACATATATAACATAACGATAACAATAATTATTTAACATTAAATTTTTTAAAAACATGAGTAATCCATTAGATGCAATTTTAAACCAGTACAAAGAATCTGGTAGCAATGTGAACTTCCAAGCTAAGACTTACGACTTAGCTAATTATTTTAGCACTTATCTTCCAGAAGGTGTTACGGAAGGAACTAAAGTCGTAAGAATCCTACCAGCAGCCGAAGGTGATGCAACACCATTTGTTGAAATGTTTGCCCACAAGTATAAACTTGATGGTCAATGGAAAACCTTTCCTTGCTTGGATAAAGAAGAAGGTAAACCATGTCCTTTCTGTGAAACAAGAAACGCTTTAAGAGCTGAAGGTACAGAAGAAAGTAAAGAACTCGCTAAGAAGTTCAATGTCCGAAAATTTTACATTGTAAAAGTGATTGATAGAGACAAAGAGCATGAGGGTGTTAAGTTCTGGAGATTTGCTGATAACTGGCAAAAAACTGGTACTTTTGACAAGATTGTGGGTATCTACAAGGCCGTTAAGCATGATATTGCTGATGGGACAACTGGACGAGACCTACAAATTAATATCGCTAGGAACTCAAATGGGTCACCAGTGGTTCAATCGATAATCCCAATAGATAAGGGTGAACTTTCAGAAGATGCAGACCTATCTAAAAAGTGGTTAGCTGATACAAGAACATGGCGAGATGGTATTTATGCCACTAAATCTTACGAGTTCCTAGAGATTGTTGTTCGCGGAGGAGTTCCAGCTTGGGATAAAGCGAAAGAGGGTTGGGTTGATAAAGATGCGTTGACTGAGGAATATGAGTCAAAAACATCTACTAATGATTTAGAGAGTGAATTAACTATGGGTTCGTCAAATAATAAATTGACAACTGAAGAGACTACTACTCCAGAACCTGCTACGGTTTCAGAACCTGCTACCTCTAGCGCAAATGACAATGAAGACGATTTACCGTTCTAATCATTTATTAAAGTTTTAAAAATAAGTGGTGTAAAAGCCACTTATTTTTTTCTCATATTTAAAATAATAATATAAAAAAAGTTATAAAATGGCTAAAAAAGCACCTAAAAAAAATACAGATAGTACGACAGCTAATAAAACGTTCAATTTAGATTCGTTTAAAAAAAATAATGGGTTAGATGTTGTTGTTAAAGATAAAGAATTATCATGGTTACCAATGTCAGAAGCTTATTATGAAGCATTGAAAATGCCAGGTCTAGCCAGAGGGTTTTTTACCTCATTCAGAGGTTATACTAATACTGGTAAATCAACTGCGATATATGAGGCTGCTGTTGGCGCTCAAAAAATTGGTGATTTACCAGTAATTATTGAAACCGAAGGTAACTGGAACTGGTCACATGCTAAAAACATTGGTCTTGTGTTCGAAGAGGTTGTTGACGAGACAACTGGTGAGATTATTGACTATGAGGGGGATTTCTTATTTATCAGCGGTGAAGATTTATTAAAGAGGTATCAGAATTTTGACCACTCAAACGGTAAAGAGGGTGTAAAACCACTTAGGTTTGAGCCAGTTATAGAAGATGTTTCTAAACTAATGAATGAATTATTAGACCTACAAGAAAATGACACACTACCAAGAAATATTTGTTTCCTTTGGGATTCTGTAGGTTCACTTAATGGTTTCCGTTCAGCAACTTCAAATAGTAATAATAACCAATGGAATGCTGGTTCAATGGAGGCTGCATTCAAATCACTAATTAACTTTAGAATCCCATCATCTAGAAGAGAAGGTAAACCTTATACTAATACGTTTGCTGTTGTTCAGAAGATTTGGTTGGATAACGAGAATAAAGTTATCAAACATAAAGGTGGTGAAGCGTTCTTTTACTCACCAAGAGTCATTGTACACTTCGGTGGAATCCTTTCACACTCAACCGTTAAGTTGAAAGCAACTTCTGGTGGTGAAACATATCAATTTGGGATTGAAACCAAGGTTAGATGTGAGAAGAACCAAGTAAATGGTATTGAGGAGCAGGGTAAAATTGCGTCAACACCTCATGGTTATTGGAGCCCAGATAAGATTAATGATTATAAAAAGGAGCATAGGGATTTTATTTTGGGTAAGTTAAACTCACCTTATGATGATTTTGAAATCGAAAAAGAGGAGCAAGAGTTCTCTGGTGAAGATTTAATCAGCTCGATGTCCAAAA